ATTGGGTCATTAACACCGCGTTGTTCTAGTGTGTATCTAGCTGCTTGCTCAAGAAGTCCACCGGGACCACCAATTTGTTGTCCGTATACTGTTTGAACTCCAGCTTCGCTTTGTCTCTTTAGGTCAGTAAAAGCTCCAGACAAAGCATCTGCTCCATAAGCATTCATCAGTCTTTGACTTCCAGTAGCAATGGCGGCAGTTGCGCCCACCGCAGCTTGTTGCTCTAAGAACTTTTCAAGATCGCCGCGAATTAAAGATTCAATAGAATCTTGTTCAAGTTTATTCTTTTCTTTAATGATCTTAAGTTCATCTTCTTGTAACTTAATAAGATCTCTAATGGTTTGAATTTGATCTTTGTTTGCTTTTTGTAAATCTTCATATTGAGCTTTTAGTTTTTCACCTTCAGCGTCTACCATGCCAGCACTTCTTGCTGACATTTTTTTGCTGGCAACCTCTTGCTTGAGGGCTTCTATAGCAAGAAATCTTTGTTTAATTTCTTGGTTTCTTTTTTGTAGTTCTTCTGGGCTACCAGTTACAAGAGGAGAAATACCTTGAGGTGTACCAGTATTAGCTTTAGCAAATAGGTTATTTCTTTTTTCTGCATCTGATAGAAATTTACCGCCATATTTACTTTCTAAATCTCTGACTTCTAACTGAATAGCAATAGCTTCTTTTTGAGCTTCTATAAACTTGCGTTCGGTTTCTATTCTGCTCTTTGTTAAGTCAGATAGCTCCTTATTAATCTTTATAATCTCTTCTACGCCCTTAATTTGTTCTAATTGGGCTTTAGCGCTTTCTCCTAGTAAATCTGTAAAAGCTGATAAATCGCCAGTTTGTCTTATTTGATCCAACTGCGCTGTTGAAAGCTTAGAGATACTATTAAAAATATTTTCTATAATTGCTGGATCAGCACCTTGAAATTGCTCTCTAATAGCTTTTTCAAACCCTGTTCTTAAATCAGATACTCCAGATCGTCTAATTCCAGTTAATCCACCTAAATTTGCTTTTAATCTTTCAAAAATTTGTGGAGTATTTCTTTGAGCTTCCGATATTGCTTTAAAATTATCTTTAAATTTATTAACTTGAGTATCATCAGCGCCAAATCGTTTTAAATTATTAGATACTTCAGTAAGAGCTTGATCTATTTGATCACTTTTTAAACTTTGACCAGCGCCATTAGCTGATGCATTTAAAGTATCTAAAGATCTTTGTAGTTCACTACTTCCAAATTCAAGACTAGAAGTAAAATTAGACACTGAAATAGAAGAAGCTGCTATATTACTTCTAACTGATGATAATCCTAAATTTAAAGCATCGAAAGCTTTTTGCGCTTCTATTACTGCTTGAGAAATATTTTTAAATTCATTTTTAAATTTAACTAACTCTACATCAGATAAGTAACTAAAAGCATCGCTTGCATTTTTTGAGGTTTTCGATAAATCTAATAGAAAACCACTAAAATCACCCATTCCACTTTGACCAGATGCTGAACGTATCATCTGTTCTTTAACTAAAAGTTTTTGACCTTCAATATATCCTAACGCGGCATCTTTATTTTGCTGAATACCTTGCTGTTGTCGTTCTTTAATTTTATTTGGTATTGTTGGATCTGAAATAGATTTAGCGGTGGGAATTGCTCCAAATGGAGTAATCATTGGAGAACCAATGGTGGTTACTGTAGATTTTTTAATTTTATTTATATCTGCTATTTCTGATGCCTTTGCTTTTGATATTTTTTCACCAAATGCTGCAACACTTTCTTTTTCCAAAAATGCAAATCCTTCCGCAAGATTTATAGCACCATCGCTAATTTGTTGTAAAACTTGAGGTGCTGCTTCTGCTGCTCTTTTATTAGCTTCTTCTAAGTTTTTAGTGCTAGCTTGTAAACTTGCATTAGCTTTAACTTGTTCGGATGTTAATCCCCCAAAAAAGCTAGTAAAATCTTGTAATGTGTCTGTAACAGATTCTAGAGTTACAACAAAACCAGTAATGGCCGATGCGGCTAATCCAAAAGCTATAATTGCCGCTGTAGGTGCGCCAGCAGCAACAGCAAGCCCAGCGCCAACAATCCCAGCACCAACTGTAGCGACAGTTCCCGCAGTTTCTGAGCTTACTCTAGTAGCTTGTTTTTCTGCTTCTACGGCATTACCAGACTGAATAGCTTTATCAAGCTTATTAACAGAATCATATACTGAATAAAAACTTTTAGCTATTAAATAACCGCCCGTAGCAACTGCTGCAAATGGTGCAACTGCCGAAATTAAACTTGTTGAAAATTTTTGTATTGACGCTTGTGTTGTTTTTGAAAGTTTATCACCAAATAAAGAAATTGATAAATCTCTAACCCGTTTTCCAAATACTACAGATGATTTAGAAAATTCTTCGAAACCTTTTAACTTGGAAGCAGCAAACATGCCTTTTAGTGAAAAGCCAAAAGCCTCAAGAGCAAAAACTAATCCAGAAAATGTTGTAACTAGTTGTAGGATAGAATTCGTTGCTTTAACAAATGCTCCAGAATTTTCTTCTACTGCTGGTATTAAGCTTTGAAATGCACTTAATCCTATAGCTAAACCAAAAGCACCTTGACCAGATGACACATTTCCACTTTTTCCAGTTTTTCCGCCCTTTTTAAACCTCTGAACAATACCGCCATTAGCATATCTCCCAACTTTATTCATGCGATTAAGATTACCATATCCAATACTTTGCGCGGAAGCTTTATTGACAACGAACTCTCCGGGTGTTAATAGTGCTGGAATTGTATCTGTACCAACTCCACCGCCGGTTGCAAATCTAGAAATACGATCTATTCTAGAGCCTTTCTTTCTAATGGCATCTATTGCTGGCTGCTTGCTTCCACCCTGAGTAAAGATCATATTCTGAGTTGGAATACCAAACTGTGAACTAAGATACTCAGCCGCGCCCCTCACCCTTCTTGATTTACTAATAATGCTTACCTTGCGAGCGTTTAATTGTCCATTTTTAATTGCAATTTGTAATTCTTGACCAAACTGTGTAATTTTAGCAGTTTTTAGATCTTGAAGACGTTTAGCTTCATCTTTGAAATATGTATTTAGCGAGGCATTCTTCGCTCCAGAAGTCCGAGCTTTTCCATAGGCAGCATCGCCAATTGTTCTTTTAAGCGTTCTATCAACATCGACCGCGCCACCGCCAGCTTTAATTAAAGCTTGTATTGCTGCGCTAGGTCTTGGAAGAATTGAGCCGGATGCTTGTAATATATCATCAACAAGCGGGGCGTTTTCTATTCCCTTAGCTCTACCACCAAATTCAAAACCAGCTCTTTTGGTCCAGCGTCTATTGCTTGGATTTTGAGCAAAATAACGATTTCTAGCAGCAGTATTAAAACCTTTACTTTTTAATTCTTCTGCTGAAAATTGTTGATCAGAAGGAATGCTTGATAAAGATGATGGGGCGGCGACTTCTGTACGTTTTATAGTTTTAACTATTGAACTTGCTGAAGATGTTAGAAACTGTTGCCACTTTGGATCGTTTTTGATAACGTTTGCTAAATAATTTTTAGATTTTCTATTTGCTGTGTCTTTTAAGATATCTTGATCCACAGTTTTCTTTGCGTCAACTGGAATTCCAGTTAAACTGCTAAAAACACTACTGAGTCTTGGTCCAAGACCATTTGGAAAATCTACTGGGTCTTGTTCTCGTTTAGAACTATCCATTGGTGCGCCCAGTAAAGCTAAAGCGCCCTCAAAGATAGAACCCATAGTAGAAGCTGTTCCAACCGATTTTACTAAATTGCTATCAGCTTTTTTGGCAACTTCAATTCCAGTTGCTTCTTTCATTTGGTAAGCGGCGTTGTTAATTAATCTTTCAATAGATGTGTTAACGCGGCTTTCAATTTTATCGGAAACATCCTGTCTGGAAAAACTTTCTCCAACAGCAGAAGTTTTGATACTATCAACTCCACGCACTCCTAATATTCCAGATATTGTAGCCTTAGCTTGTTTAACATTACTTTTTTTCTCAAGAGATTTTTTTAAACCTTTCTGTCTCGACAATACGCTTAAAATAGAGTCGATAGAAACTTCTCCACTGACTTCCTGTGGAGGTTTATCAACTGGGCTTAGTGCGGCTACGCCGAATTTTCTAGCTTGTCCACCAAAAGCAAATTTTTGAACTTCTCCACCACTATTCATACCGGCTAAATTGCTAGCACCTAATTTTTGTACACTACTCTTACGTATAACAAACTCGCCGGGGCTTAACATTGCTGGAACTGTGTCACTATTACCAACGCCGGGAACTAAGCCGCCACTAGCAAAATGATGAACTTTGCCACCCTTATTAAAAGTTTTACCGGATGTTAGTCCACTACCCACTGAACCAACAAATTTGCCAATGCCACTTAATGCTCTAAAAGATGCAACGGCGGCTAAGAGTGGTATTAGAGGCTTGATAGCATCTGCAATTTTAATCAACGATGAAGCTAGAGTTAGAGCAGTATTAGCCATAACTTGAAAAGTAGTAGTTTCTGTAACGCTTCTTACTAAAGCTAGAAACTCTTCTTTTACTTTAACAATTCTAATTGCCAAAGATTCTTGAGCTACCGCAGCATCTTTAGTTAAAGAATTGTTTGCCTTTGTAGCAACATTAAGTGCAGCTTCCGCAGTCTGGAATTGTTGTAATAGTGGAAGAACTTTGCCAATCTGACGAAAACCACCAAGCTCTTCAGCAATACGAATAAATGAAACGTCGCCCTCTCCCAATCCGGCTAGAGCGGAACTTAACTGACGAACAGCCTCGTATGGTCCAACGAATTTACCATTTAGGTCTGTTAGCTCAACACCAAACTGTTTAAGATATTCAATTGTTTTGGGGCGTTGAATACGTGTGAAAATAGTTCTTAAACCAGTACCAATACTTTCAGCACTTTCACGGGTTGTTGCTCTTACTGATGTGAATAGTGCTAGTAATTCGTTAAGATCGCCACCGGAAGATTTGAACACACCACCGGTTCTACGAATAACGTCGATTAAGTCGCTAGCTTCAACAGCAAACGCGCCAGCAACAGCGTTAATTGAACCAAGTTGATCTTCTAATGCTCCAACGCCCAATTTAAACTGAGCCAAAATAGCAATAGCACCTTCCGCAGTTTCTGTTATACTGTCGAAGTTAGGAGCTAATGCAGCTTTAGCTAATGATTTTAGTGCAACTTCTGTGTCTCTAGATGAAACACCGGCCTGTAATAGAATCGTAGACACATCCAACAATGACTGTGAAGAAACACCAAAGTCTGTGGAGAGTTTTGTAATTGTGGAAGTTAATGTTTTTAACCTTCCAATACTTTCGCCAGTGACCTGAGAGACTTTTATTAATTGTCTCTCAAAGTCAATGGCCGTTTTGATAGAATCAGACAGGGTTGATGTAAATAAACCAACCGCCCTAGTAGCTATAGAAAATGCAGCAAAACGACGAACGGATACAGCAAATGCCTTGCCCATCCTTTCAGCCGCCGAAGTGGCTTCATTGGTGACATTGGAAACTTGCTGTATTTGTCGTTGAGCTTGGGCCGCACCTTGAACCTGTACATTAACGCTAACGTTATTTAACTGGCTCTGTATTTGGCGAACAACTTGGGCTACATTACTAGGAGCTTGTAATTGTAATTGTGCTGTCAGTACGAATTTAGACATAATCCCCTATTTTCTACTGAGTGGGCACACTATCCATTACCATTACTTTCCGTTGATATCTATTTTTTTACCCTTATCATCTGTATAAGTAACTACTGGTACATAATTACCAAATTCATCTAGTTCATTTCCATCTCTGTCAACTCTGCCACCATTTTCATTGATGAAAAATCCCTGCTTATCTATTCTTTTACCATCGGCATCTACAAGCTCGCCCTTGTCATTAACTAAAGTTAGACTATCGTCCACAAAATTGAACATTTTGAGGAATTTATTTTCTGGAAGTTTAGCTTCAAAATCCCTATCCACAGCATATAGCATAGAGGCTAGGGCTGTTGCTGCTGAAAACCCAATTTCACTATCTGCTTTTATCTTATATTCTTCTAAATTATTATACACCTTTTGACCGTTTTCATAAAAAGTGCAATTAGCCACTAGAAAGTCAAAACGAGAATTATCAGATATAGATTCTGCCGTGTTTTGTTCTAGGGATAATTTTTCAGAAATCAATTCTCTTAGTTCGTTTCTCTTAATTCTCATCTGAATAGCAATATCCTTGCCTTCTGATGCTCTAAGTTTACCATTTTTACCACCAATATAAAGCTGTTTTTCTAGATCAGCTATCTCTTTAATTTTTGTTTTTTGCTCACTGTCTTTGGATTCGTCCCAAATGCCCTGTTCTTTCATGAACTTTTCAAGTTCTTTTTTGGTCATGATGCCATCACGAACGCATTCTGTCCAAATTTTAGCCCCAACTCTCTGGGCTTCTGAAAGCATAGCATTATTTGGGCGTTTCACGACTATATTAACTTTTTGTTCAGTTCCATTATTGTCTAATGTAACTTCAACGACTTTATCTTTTTCCTTTAACATAGATCCTCCTTATTTTTTTCTTGTTTAATAACTGGAATTGTCATTGAATATCTTAACCATTCAATATCATACTGAGATAGTTCCGCATCTATATTTCTAGCTTGATTATTTCCTTTATCTAGAATTTCTGATCTTATTTTATTATAGAGTTCTTTCATGCGTTCTTGCTCTTTGGTTAACTCTTGAGAAGAATTGTTATTCCAAAGAAATCCAAAATTTTCTTCTATGGTGCTTAAAGCGCCTATCATAGTTGTTTGTATTTTCTTTTTAAGAATCTTTGAGAGCCTATCTTTCGAATCAGCTTTATACTTACTTTCTCTCATTTTTTTATAGTCTGCTTGATCGTGGTCCATATCATCCTCCTTTAATTTTTCCTATATTTTGTTGTGTTTGTTGCATTCTAACACGCATTTTTTCATCTGCAAAGTCGTGGTGATTAACACTTCCTTTCTCAATTATTGTTTTGTGTCTTTGTTTTTTAATCATGGCCGAAGCTGGGTGATTCATATTGTCTATTTTTGATATATCTTTTTTGTCTTTGGTTACAACGAATACTTCTGCTGCGTTTTTAATTTTATCATTTCTAGTTTCGTCTGAAAAATCTTGTTCTGATTTTTCCCTGTCTCTCTTTTTGTTTTGCAGTATAAACCATCCATCAAGCATATCATCGTCTTCTATAACTTCTTTTGATGGGCAGTCCATAGACTCTTGAATATTATCATACATTTGCGACCAAACAATAAGATTTTTTTGATTATATGTTAATTCAACATTATCAATATTTTTGAAAAGAGTGGCCTTAGAGTTTTCTCTAACGGTCCACAGCGATTTCCAAGGTTCGCTTCTAGCTAATTCTCTAATTTTATTTTCTGACAATATGGATGAATACCATTCATCTAAAATATAGGTAATTGACAAGTTATCAAAATCATAAAGTTTATTTTTGTTTCTATAAAAAGTTGTATTTTTTATTGTCCAAGAAGCTTTTTCTGATGCTGCTAATCCTTCACATGTGTTTTGATAATATTGACTTTTTTTTGAATGTTCTGCCGCTAATTGATTCTCTCCAGCGCGTAAATACTTACGTATTTGGGAAACTAGTTCTAAATTTTTTCTATTATTAAAAATTTCAATTTTCAATTTTTCTATGTCGTTCTTTAATCCTTCTACAACTTTGTCATTTTCTGGTGTCCACAATTCATTTTCTAGCATCCAGTTGTTCATTTCATCTTCATTCATCATTCCATCAATATAAGCTTTTTCATAAACTTCATTGTAGATCATAGCGGCTTCTAAAGATTGATCTATGGTAGATGGAACAATAACTAATTTAATATCATTATGTTCTATATAATAGTTTCCAGATCTTATAAGTGCAATAAAAAACTCCCGCTCATGTTGTTTCATAGAACATCACAAGCGAGAGTTGTATTAATTTTTGTGTCCTTTTAGATCCTAATTAATTATCTTATATTAATTAAAATCCTGCGGGGTCATATTGCTGTGACACAATAAGATCATTCCATGTTGAATAACTATATGTGATTGTAGCATTACCACCGCCAGCGTCACCGCCGCCGTAAGTAATTGAAGACAATCTATTTTTAGAACCGAGATTGAAAACAGTGGTATCTTGAAGTTGAATAAAAATAACTTCTTCTGTTGTGTTATTACCCTCGTCTGGAGTGTTATTGAAGGACGGTTTACCGGTTTCATAAGCGGTTACAAAGTCGCCAGAAACTGCGATAACTTCGATTTCACAAGTTACTTCAACAGGATAATTTGGTGCGCGATAATAAGGAGCTTTTCTACCTAGTTCTAATAGATCATCTCGTCCCAAGTCTGTGCTAATAGAAATTGATTGAATGTGTGCCCTTGGTACACTGTTTACGCTATCCCAGTTATTGCCAGCAGATGTGCTATTTAGAACACCGTAGATGGACTTTGGAAGTACGCACTGTGACATAACAACGTTTTCTCTGCGCTGAATACCACCGTTGCTGTCTGTTTTAGCTTGTGGTTCATCGGTACCGTCGAAGTTTGTTAAACTACTACTAAACTTAGCATTACTATTGATTAGCCATTCCTTGTGATTACCGACCAATGTTACTGATTCTGTGGAATTACCCTCGGTTGGTAGTGTATATGATAAACTATTGATATACATACCAGACATATAGACTTGAACTGGGGGAGTTCCATCAATATAGTCTTGATTATCTGGATAAATGGCCATAGCTACTGAGCATCTTGGCTTTGTTCTTGATACCAAAGATGCGTCACTAGCAAAACCATTATTTACACCGGGGCTTGCCAAGTGATATATTAGTGGGTATCCGTCTAGAACTTTTTCTAAAGTAACTTCAATATCTGGCAAACCTTCAATATTTTCATAGATTTGAATTTGACCTAATTCAAATGCTTGCTCTAGATTGAAATTTGTATTGATGCCAACGCTTTGAACGCCGTGAACTTCTACGAATGTTTCGTCTGGGCATTCCGCAATTGCTACAGCTTGGCAAGCATAAAATATACGATTATTTGCCATTATTTCTCTCCTATAATTTATGGTGAAACTCTAATTACTTATACACGTAATTATATTGAGTGTTCGATTGATTCTAAAGTTAATCTGACTATTCCGGCGTAAAAATCATTTAAAAGTTGCATACTTTGAACTGTTGCATTTTTAAGCCTTATTGGACCCCTCGTATAATTATCTACTAAATACGGGTATTCTAAAGCTCCAGATACTGGACAGCCCATGTAATCCAAAGGAAAAAGCCCACTATTAGCTAGAATATTGCTATTGAACATGAATATAGTTTTATCATTTTGTAAAGATATAATATCCATTAATTTATTACGAGTATATTCATCTTCCGCTAAACAATGAAATAGAACGTCTGTGCTAACAAATTGACCACCGCCAAGTTGATACCCACGCAGAGTGCGCTTTGGTACTAATTCTATAGCTATTGCTGGAAGTTGAATCCTAGACTCTACAGGTAAATCAAATTTACCCTTATTTTCTACAAAATTCTGTGGTATATCTAATGATTTAGATTGTAGCTCCGCTATCCACGGTAAACTATTAGCATATATAACATTTATGTATTTATAGCTATATTCAGCTTGAACTTTGCTTCCGGTGGGGATAGGATTGTCAAAAATGACTCTTCCATTATAATAGTCTATTTTATGTGCGTATTCTCCAGATGTAGACGTAGAATAAAATACATCGTCTACGTATATTCCAGATATTCCCGGCTTTGCAGTATTGTGACCAACTATTGGTGGTGGGTTATAGCTAATTCCACTTTGCCATACCCAATTTGACCTAAAACCCTCCCAAGCTTGACCGCTGACGTAATTGGTACTTGAGGATACTCTTAATCTGCTATAATCATCGCCATTATTATTTTCTTCATTTAAAGTAACATTAAAATAATTGCCTTTTTGTAATAAGGACCATTCTAAAAATTCTACAACGTTGTCTTGTAGTTCATTATATAGCGTGGTATCGAAAACGCTATTAAAACCCTTTAGATTTAGATAATGGT